GAATAAAGTTGAATATGATGGGAATTTGGATCAACTATTTGAAACGGACATCCATAAATTCATCCAGTATAACTTTGTTGATGTTGAAATTTTACAAAAACTAGATGAAAAATTACAATATCTAGCTTTAACCAAGAATTTATCTCATAAGGGAAAACACAATTATAGTGAAGTATATGCTAATAGTATATCCCAAGATGGTGCCATTTCAGCCTACCTATTATCTCAAGATATAGTACCACCTCCAAAAGAACCATTCCCTCAAAAGAAAGATAGTTACGCAGGAGGATACCTTTTTTGCCCCAAAGCAGGATTGTATAAGTATATGTTTGATGAGGATTTAACGTCGCTGTATCCATCTATAATAATGTCTATAAACATAGGTAAGGAAACATTTGTGGGGCGTATTGTAGATGCTGATGACCGTAATAATAGACTGGGTCTTAATGATTTAAAAGAACGTGACCCTGAAGAGGAATTATTAGTTGAAAATAAAAAACGACAACAAACTAATGTAAATGTTGGTAGACTAATAGCTATGATTGAACAAAGTAATCTAGCAGTAGCAGCTAATGGATCAATGTTTAGAACAGATAAAGAATCAGTTTTATCTACTATTCTAAAGAAATGGTTTGAAGAAAGAGTTGTGTATAAAAACCGCATGAAAAAAGCTTATAAAGCTGGAGATAAAGAATTAGGTGAATATAACCATCTAATGCAGTATACAATGAAAATTTTATTAAATAGTTTATATGGTGCTACTGCTTTACCTTCATTTAGGTATGGTATGAATTTTCAAACATTAAGTGAAGCAATTACATTATCTGGTCACAGAATTATACAAGAATCAGCTCTATGTGCAAACCGTCACATGAATAAAGTTATGAGAAATGAAATAAAATTAGATATATGAAATATGAAGTAGAAAGTAGACCTTGGGGTATGTATGAAGTATTATTAGATGCTCCTGAATGTAAGGTAAAACGAATTAGTGTTGCCCCGGAATCAAGATTATCATATCAATATCACTATAAAAGAAAAGAAACTTGGACTGTTATTAAAGGTAATTTAACTATTATTCTAGATGATGAAAAACTATTTAGAGGACCAGGTCAATCAATAAAGATACCATTAGGAGCTAAACATAGAGCTTGGAATGAAACTGATGAATTAGTTCAGTTTATAGAAGTACAAACAGGAACATATTTTGGTGAAGACGATATTGTCCGAATCGAAGATGATTATAAAAGAGAATAATATGGCATTAAAAAAACAATCAATTAGAAAAAATCAAATAATTACAGTAGAGGGAGAACCCGTCTCTAAAGAGGAGTTAATCACTAGAAGTGAAGAGTGGAGTGAAATCCAAGAAAATTTCTTTAGAAAAATGATTAAACAGGGAGGTACTTTTAAAGTTGCAGGTATTAAATATAAAGTAGAATTGATTGAAAGAAGTGATTTAGATTCAAACGGAAACAAACCAATAACAGTACCACCATTACCAGGTGAAAGAACATTTTAAAACCAAACATATGTTAGTAGAAATATCAAACGGAGAATTATTAGACAAAATTTCAATTTTAGAATTAAAATTACTTAAAATTGAAGATGAAGAAAAATTAGTAAACATTCAAAAAGAATTTGATACATTAAACCCCTTAGTAATAGATTTATTTGAAAAATACGATGGTCAATTACAAAACCATTATCTTGAATTAGCTAAAATTAATGGTCAACTCTGGGATATAGAAGATTGGATTAGAGATTGCGAACGTGAGAAGAGATTTGACAAAGAATTTGTAGAATTAGCTCGTTCTGTTTACATTACCAATGATAAAAGATGTGAAGTTAAAAAAATAATTAATTTAATGACTTCATCGGGTTTAGTAGAAGAAAAATCGTATAAAGAATATTAATGAAACATTTAGAAGAAACACCTTGGTGGATATGTGATAAGGATGATGAAAATTATTGTGCCTATGTAGATACAGACTCTAATTATTTTAATGCAGAACCCTTACTTCTTAAATTATATCCTAATTTTGAAGAATTACCTGCAGAAGAAAAAGATGGTATTCTAGAAAAGGTGGCAATGAAATATCAGGATGTGATTAATGAGGATTATGATAGATTAGCTAAGGAATGTTTTAATGTAACAGAACACAGACTTGAAATGAAAACTGAATGTGTTATTCGTTCAGCTTATTTTAGAGCAACTCGTCGTTATGCTCAATGGATTACTAAACAAGAAGGAATTGCTAAAGAATCTTTGGATATTAAAGGTTTGGAATTTATGAAAGCAAATTTCCCACCTATTTTAGGATCATTTTTTAATGATATTTTACAACAAGTATTAAAGGGTGAGGAAAAAGCTAACATTTTAGATCAAATTAAAGTCTTTAAAAAACAGATATTAGATGGTACAATACCACTTACTAAACTAGGCAATCCCTCAGCAGTTAAAAAATTAGAAAAATATTCAGGTAAAAATGCTAGAGCCGGAGAAATGTTTACAGAAATACTTAAAGGAGCTCCAGCCCCAGTACGTGCTACAATTCGTTATAATGACTTATTAAGGTTATGGCAATTAGATAAAAAATACAATTTAATTACACAAGCAGATAAGGTTAAATGGATTTACTTAAGAGATAATCCTTATAAAATAGAAGCATTAGCATTTCAAGATTTTGATGTACCTGAAAAAGTAAATGATTTTTTAAATGCTTATGCTGATAGACAGAAAGTATTTGATTCAATATTATTAAATAAATTAGAAGGGTTTTTTAGCGACTTACAATGGTCTTTAGATTTAAATCCTTACACAAATGCATTAGCATCCTTTGAGATATAAAATAAATTTCGTATATTACAACTATGGTAAATAAAAGCACATTAACATCAGTCATTTCAAAATATTATTTAAACGGATTAAATAATCAAGTAAAATGGCGTATTAAAGATAACCAACTTACAGTCTACGCAGGTGATAATGGTAGAGTATGTAAGGTAATTCATAATAATTTCAACTTAGAAGATGCAGAATTGGGTGTTTTTGATACTCATAAACTTAGTAAATTAATTTCTATTACTAATGGTGAATTAAGTATATCTCTTGAAAAAATTAAAGCTGTTTATACTAAAATGAATATTGCTGATTTAAACTTTGATTTAACTTATTCATTAGCTGATATTTTAATTTTAGGTAAAAATACTTATTATGAAGATCCTGAAGAATTTGAAATACAAATTGATTTAACAAGAGAAGATATTGATCATTTAATTAAAGCAAAAAGTGCTTTAGCGGATGTAAATAATATGTTAATCACTACCACTACTGATTTTGATGGGGTAAATGTATGTGAAATTATATTTGGTGATAATACTGGATTTTCAAATAAAATTACCTATCAACTTAGAGGTAACATTACTAAAGGAGATATCCAACTACCGTTTGATTCTGATATATTTAAAGATATATTAAATTCTAATAAAGATATGGAAAGTGGCACACTAAAAATCTCAGAAGTAGGAATGTTAAAAGCTAATTTCACAACATCTGAAACAGAAAGTGAATATTTTATCGCTAGAAATGAATAAACATATATGTATAATAGAATTCAATATTGTATAGCTAGGGCATGCAGTTGCATTCAAATAAATTAACCGAGAGCTTCGGCCTCACAAAACTAAATGATATGAGTACATTATTCAATGAACGTACACCGTTCGACTTACTATTCCGTAACCTATTCAAGGCAGACGGCGCTTTTCAACCAACTACGTTTGAAAACAAACAACCACACCCACTAGATATTTTTTATGACGATGAAGGACTTCATTTTGAAGTTGCCTGTACTGGTCTAACTAAAAAAGATATTCAACTTGAAATTGATGGAGATCTTTTAAAAATTATCTATGATAAACCTAACGAAGAAGAATTTGATTACAGTGGCTACATCTATAAAGGATTAGCTAAACGATCTTTTAATTTGGGTTATAAAGTAGCAGCTAAATTCGAACTTGAGAAATTAGAAGCAGAAATGAAAGATGGTTTGCTTCATCTATTTATTCCAATCGCGGAATCTAAAAAAGCAAAAACAATTAAAATAAAATAAAGGTATACACAAAAAAGCGTGTCCTAGCGCAATATTATTCGTATATTCACGTCTAAATAAATAAGTTATATGACAACAAAAAGAAAGTCTATCCAGACTATTACCGACCCTTTGCTAGATCCATTCTTTATTACTAAAGATGAATACAGTTATACTGTAAAACAAAATGTAAAATCTGATGCCTCCCATTTTAGGGCTAAGGGTAAAGCAAAGAGCTATGAAAAATCTCTATATTATTTTGCTAACTTTGAACAGGCTTTACAAAAAATAGCCAAATTACAAGCAGATACAGATAATTATAGTAGTTTAGAAGAATACATTAACAATTATATAAAAATTAGTACTAACATTAAAAATTATACAGATGGAGTTAGAAGCGTTATTTAATGCAATTATAGTAAAACCAATTGAATCCGAAGAAAGTACTTATGGTTCAATTATTGTACCTGATTTAGGAAGTGAAAAAAACCAAACAGGTAAAGTTGTATCCGTTGGCCCGGGTCAAAAAACATTAATGGGGGAATTTGTTCCTACTATTAGTAAAGTAGGAGATATTGTTATCTTACCTACCCAAGGATTTACAAAATTACCTTATAATGGGGATGAGTATTATGTAGGTCCTGAAAACCAAATTTTAGCTAAAATAAATACTCCTATAGAAGAAGTATTAGCACAAACACAAGTCACAAAAGAAGAAATTAATCACTTAACAGATTTATCAAATGAGTAAACAAGTTACATTAGGAAAAACAGCTAGAGAAAATTTAGTAAAAGGTATAGATATATTAGCTGATGCTGTAGTATCAACTTTAGGACCAAATGGAAGAAATGTAGTTATTGCAAATAATGGCTCACCACAATCAACAAAAGATGGTGTTACAGTTGCAAAATCAATTACATTATCAGAACCAGAACAAGAGTTAGGAGTACAATTAGTAAAGCAAGCAGCGATTCAAACTGCAGAAAAAGCGGGAGATGGTACTACAACTTCTACTTTACTAGCACGTGAAATGGTAAAAGCAGGATTAAATGCTTTAAATAATAGTGAAAATGCTGTGCAAATTAAAAGAGATATTGACGCTACAGTAAAATTAGTAATTGCTAATTTAAAAAATAAAATATCTGAAGAAATCTCAGGTGAAGAACAATTAGAACAAATTGCATCCATCTCTGCAAATAATGATCCAGAAACTGGAAAATTAATAGCAACTGCTATTGATAAAGTAGGAATGGAAGGAGTAGTTCATATTGAAGAATCTCGTACGGGTGAAACTTATCTTGAAACTGTTGAAGGATTACAATTTGATAGGGGTTTTAAATCTCCATATTTTGTTACAGATAACAACAGTATGACATCAACATTAGATAACCCACTTATTTTAATTGCTGATCAAAAATTAACACAGGTAAAGGAATTATTACCTATTTTAGAAGCAGTAGGAGCTCAGGCAAGATCTTTATTAATTATTGCTGAAGATATAGATAATGAAGCTTTAGCTACTTTGATAGTTAATAAAATGAGAGGAACATTAAGTGTATGTGCTGTTAAAGCCCCTGATTTTGGAGATAGACGTAAATTAGCTTTAGAAGATATAGCAGTTACAACGGGTGGAATTGTTTTTGATAAACAAAAAGGAATGAAGCTTGATAAATTTTCATGGGAATGGTTTGGTGAAGCTCGTACTGTAACTGTAGAAAAAGAACAAACAACAATTGTAGATGGAAAAGGAGGAATTGAACAAATTGAAGCACGTATTGAAGAATTACAACAACAAATCGATAAAGCAACAACACCGTTCGAAATCGAAAAACTTCAAGAAAGGTTGGCGAAATTCACAGGAGGAGTAGCTATAATTCATGTAGGTGGAAATACTGAAACTGAAATGAGGGAAAAGAAAGATAGAGTTGATGATGCTTTACATGCAACAAAAGCTGCTATTGAGGAAGGAATAGTACCTGGAGGTGGAACTGCATTATTATATGCTTCCTCTGGTTTATCAGCTGGAACAACAGGAGCACAAATTGTAATATCAGCATGTGCTAAACCATTTAATCAAATTCTTGTTAATGCTGGGTTTGATGAAGTTAAAGGACAGATTTTAGCTGATAATTTAGTTAATTCTGGAAATGATTTTTGGGCTGGGTATGATATTAAAACAGAACAAACTGTTAATATGAAAACAGCAGGTATTATCGACCCAACTAAAGTAGCTAGAACAGCACTACAAAATGCAGCATCGGTTGCTGGTACTGTTTTATTAACAGAATGTACTGTAGTAGAAGAACCAAATGAAGATAGTAAACAAGCATCAGTAGACCCAATGATGGGTATGATGTAAATTAATAATTAATAAATAAATAAAAAAATGACAAAACAAGAAATTTTTGAGATCATTGAAGAGAACTTCAATATCTTAGCAGCAGAACACGTAGGAACTACTAAAGCAAGCCAAGGTAGAGCTAGAAAAGCAGCACAAGCTATTAAACGAGTAATTACAGATTATAAAAAAGCATCTGTGGCTGAGTCAAAATAGTTTCGTATATTATGGCTACAAAGATTGAAGAAAAAAATATCCTAATCGCTCGGAGAGTACCTCCGGGCGATAAATGGAGATTAGTTGCAAATGAACCAGATGGTCCTGTACATAAAACTTTAACTGATGCTTTAGAAGCATATATGATTAAAACGGGATTTAAAGGTAGCTATAGGTTAGAACCTCTAAAAAGTAGTTTATATGCAATTGATTCTAAAGAAACAGAAGTAACACCAGAACCAGAAAAGAAATATTCATTATATGGCGAGTACGGAGAATAGTTTATTAGTAGAAAAATATAGACCATCTAAATTAGAAAATTATGTTGGAAACGAAAATATCAAGAAGTCTATTTCTAAATATTTAGACCAGAATGATATTCAAAATTTAATATTTTATGGACCCGCTGGTACAGGAAAAACTACTTTGGCAAAACTTTGTATTCAAAATCTTGATTGCGATCATCTTTATATTAACGCCTCTGATGAAAGAGGGATTGAGACGATTCGTGATAAAGTTCAAGGCTTTGCGAGCGTTGCTTCTTTTAAACCACTTAAAGTGGTCATTTTGGATGAAGCTGATTTTCTTACTATCCAAGCGCAAGCTTCACTTCGTAATATCATCGAAACTTTCTCGCGTACGACAAGGTTTATTATGACTTGTAATTTTGTAGAGCGTATTATTGATCCTTTACAATCTAGATGTCAAGTACTTAAAATTGTACCTCCAACTAAAAAAGATGTTGCAAAACATTTAAATTGGATTTTACAACAAGAGTCAATTGAACATGATATAAATGATTTAGTACCCTTAGTTAACCAATATTATCCTGATTTACGTAAATGTATTAATACTATACAATTATCTACACAAGATAATACATTGAAATTAGATCATTCAATATTAGTATCATCTAATTATATAGATAAAGTTATTAATGAATTGTCTAAGGGTAATAAGGTATCATCATTTAATACTATACGTCAAATAATAGCAGATGCTAATGTAGATGATTTTGATGAATTATTTAGAGCACTTTATGATCGTTCATCTGAATATTATAAAGATAAAGAAGGTACAGCAGTATTAGCAATAAACGAACATCAATATAAAGCAAATTTCCGTATTGACAAGGAAATAAATATAATGTCATTAATTCAAACTTTAATAAAATATAAATAATTATGCAACAACAACAAGGACCACCAATTGATTTAAAAAACACTTCTGAAATTAAAACAGAAGCTGGAGGAGTAGTTTTTAAACAAGGATTTGTACTACGTACAGTTTCAAAGTTTATAACAGGAACAGATGAAGATGCTCTTTTACCTATCCCTGTATTTTATGACCCAGAAACTATGAAAATTCTTGAAGGATCAGTTCCTAAGGAATTAAGAGAAGAATACAAAGATCAGCTTATTTAATGAAAAACATCTTTGATTGGTTAAAAGCAATTAATACTACCAAACCCCCAGTTGAATCTTTTACAGATAAAGACTGGGAGGTTTGGAATAGTTATATGATACATAGATTTTTATCTATGAATCCTGATTACATAGAAATTGTAAACTATGTTCAAGATTTTCCTCCACAAGAAAAAAGAATGATTTATAATGTATATAGAGAATTTGTTCCTAAAAATAATAAATGGAGTAAATATATTAAATCTAAGGTAAAACAACCTAATAAGGATTTAGTTAATCATATCAAAGACAATTTTCAATGTTCAAGTAAAGAAGCAAAAGAATATATAAATATATTGGCTACCACAGAAATTAGTCGTATATTAACCAACAGAGGATTAAATAAAAAAGAAATAAAACCATTATTAAAATGAGCAAATTAGTAGAAATGTTACGTACATCTGCACAAGCAGATAAAGCCAAAGCACTTTTGTCCCTTGAATTATTAGGTAATAAAGCAGTCGGTATTGGAGATCACTCAACTGGAGACTTTTATAAAAATGCTGAAGAAGCACTTATTATGTTAGTAGATGCCGATGATAGATTATCAGCACTAGATAAGTATTTTGATATTACAAAGACTCAACTAAATGGGTAGCAGTGTAAATGCTTACTTTGATAAGCTAGAACAAAAAATAAACGGGATGGGACATTTTGGTTCTAATGCCCAAGAAATAGAAAAAGTTATGAGCGATAGAGAAATTATGAATGCCAAATCGGGTGTTTCAGAAAAATTAACAATTAAGGTATTTGAAAAAGAATACCCAGAACTGTCTAAAGAATTCAAACAAATTCAAGCCGAAATGTATGCAATGTTTGCGGCTAAACATATGGACTATGGGTTAAATAACATATCATTAGGCGGAGATATCGTTAATAATAGCGATGATAAAAAATTCTCATTAACTGGGTTAGCTATTAGATTAACGGATAAAATATCGCGTTTAAGAAATTTAATGGTTAATGGTAGAAATTATGTTAAAGGT